TTTCCGCTCACCTGCCTTTTAGATTTTTTATTTATATTTGTCTTGTCGTTTTATATTCGTCGCGACGGCTTTCCGCTGAATACAAAAAAACGCAAAGGAACGTTTCGTTCACTTTGCGCTTCCGGTCGTATTGTTTTTCATTTTCATGGTCGGATACCCCCGTGCCTTTCTGATGTTGCACTCTCTCTTATAAATTGAATGCTCATTGTTTCTTAGAAAATGCTGCTGTTTTCAAACAGCATTGACTAAGAGAACAGGAAAATATGTTCTTGCGCCTTGGACTTTTGCGGGTGTTTGTTTTATTGAATCAACAAATTCCGGGGCGGCGCACACTGTCTGAAAGAACAAGACTGAAATTATAATCGGTTCCTTCCGGGTCGCTTTCGCTCTTAACAATGTCGAAAACAATTTCAAAGAACGACGATTTAATGTGTTTTTCGTTTAAAACCGTTGTTCCGCCGTGTCCGTTTTTTGATTCAACAACTTTATAAAAATCTTGGACGCCTGCTTTCTCTGTTAGTCTTGTTTCGTCAACAACGCTGTTGAGAAGTTCTTTGTTTTGGAAGAATCCAACGGTGTAGGTCGTTTCTTTATGTCCCGATGAATCAACTTGCGTTTTGACCAGCGAAGGGTCGAGTTTCGAAACATCAACGCCAAAATCAAAATTGTTTTCATAGCATGTTTGTCCTGCTGCGTTAACGAAACTTTTGGCGCCGTTAAAGTTGATTTCGTCGGCATTGAACTCATAGAAGTATTGAGTTCCCGTTTCTTCGTTATAAACGCAATAACGAACCTTTGGAATTATCCGAAGGTTCTTGTTTCGGCTCATGAACTTGAAACCAAACCCTGCTTCAAGTTTAATTCCGCCGTCTTTTGTTGTTTCTGCCGAAATTGCAGGATCAATAACAATCGACTGATATTCCGCATATGGTTTGCCGGCAAATTGGTTGGTTGCGTTTGGGTCGCCAAAGAAACTTTCGCCCGGGAAATATTTAACATATGTTGCAGGCTTTGCCGAGAACGAACCTCTTTCGCTTTCGTTAAGTAATCCCTTTGTTTTTGCGTTATTTCTTTGCCCTTGGTCAAATGTGTAGGTTATTTTTGTGCTGTTGCCGCTTGGGAAAGTGTAAACCCAATCTTCGTTGCTTCCGTCGTAGGTTTGAGAATAAACAAGATATGCAATTGTTTCAACATAGTTACGGAAGTTAACCGGTTGGTTTTTATAATTGTTGTAATCATAAAGAACAAGGTCTTTCCCGACTATTTCGGTTAAAATATAGTCGATAAGTTTATCTGCATTTTGCTTTGTTAAGCCAACATAGCGCGATTTTTCAAGGTATTCTTTTGCAAGCCCGCCTGTTGGATTAGTTGCTGTGCCACCTTCGCCATAGAGATATTTTTTTATGTATGTATATGGGTAACTCTTTAAGTCTGCAGCAGTTTCAGATTTTGGTTTGTAATCTTTAACAATATCAGTTGCATAATCGCCGTCGCCCTCATAGGTTATAGATTGGAACAAAATTGTGTTTGAATTTTTCAATTTTACTGTGTATACTTTGCCATTTTCTATTGTTGTAGTTTTGTTCCCATTTTTAAAAGTAAATGTGCTAACCGATTCAACTGTTATTTCAAGCCTATATAATTCTGAATATCCAAGCATTGTTTGATATAAAACAATTTGAAGAATATCACTCATATATTCTGGGAATATGTACGTTCCTAAATTTAGTTTTTCATAACCTATTGAAGAAGAATTTTGACCTGTAATTCTTAGTATCCAATCATTGTATTGTTCTTTCGGATTAATATTATCTTTCGGTTTTATGTGATTAAGTTGGTTGGTATTGTTACTTGTTGCAAAATCAAATGACCAATTCCAATGGTTGTTTAAATTGGCTGTTGCTGTTCCATTGTCATTTGTAACTAACATTCTTATGCTATCGTAGAATGGAGCATTGTTGGAATATTTATATTTGTCGCTATTTGCGCCGCTTCCGTAGTTAAATATAAGTCCGTCTTTAATTTTTCCAAGCATGTCGGAAGTTTTGTCTTGGCTTGCTTGAATTCCGCTATAATCGCCATTTTCGCTGTTTGCATAAACTGCGGCGAATCCTGAAACATAGTTTTCAAAGAAAGTTCTTTGAATTTCCCCGCCGCCGCTTCCGTCGCTTCCGCCGCCGGTGTTGCCTTTGTTTTTATCGCACCCTGCAAAAAAAACCGCCGAAAATGAAAACAAAAGAGCAAGGCAAAGGCAAAGAATTGCTTTAAGATTTTTATTAAGTTTCATAACATTCTTTTTCATATTACCTTTATTATATCTAAAAGGAACAAAAATAGCAAGATTTTTGTCCTTTGCTGAAAAAGAAAAGTTTTTGGCGAAAAAGAATATAAAAAGCAGCCAAAATAATTTTAAGATTGCTTATGTTTTTAATGGGAGTTCAAAAGACTAAAAGAAAAGGCAGCGAAAGTCCGCTTTGCCGTTTGTTTGCTATGTCCGCTGCGCTCGATTTCCGCAAAAGCAAGCGCTTGCTTCTCTCTTCGCTTGCGGACATTTTGGCGAGCCGGGGTTCACGCCGCAAGCGGCGCGATGCACCGCATCGTGCAAAATCCCTGTTTCGGAGCATAGAGAAACAGGGATTTGTTCTTGCCTTTTGCAAAGCAATCCGTGTGAAATATTTTTATGCTTTGCAAAAGTCTTCGGGCAGCCGCTAAAAACGACGCACCGTGTCGTTTTCTTAACGCTCTCGTTCAAATCCCTGTTGTTAAGTTTCGTAAAACAAAAACGGACAAGTAAACACTTGTCCGTTTTGTTTGGCGGAGAAACAGGGATTTGTGAAATAGCGTAGCGGGTGAGTTTACTCACCAAAGCGGAGCGTCAGCCTGGCGAGCCGGGGTTCACGTCGCAGGCGGCACGATGCACCGCATCGTGCAAAATCCCTGTTGTTAAGTGACGTAAAACAAAAACGGACAAGCGAGTTTGCTTGTCCGTTATATCCATCGGAGAAACAGGGATTTGTTCTTGCCTTTTGCAAAGCAGTCCGTGTGAAATATTTTTATGCTTTGCAAAAGCCTTCGGTCAGCCGCTAAAAACGACGCACCGTGTCGTTTTCTTAACGCTCTCGTTCAAATCCCTGTTGTTAAGTGTCGAAAAACAAAAACGGACAAGTAAACACTTGTCCGTTTTGTTTGCGGTTGCCCAACATTAAGCCTCACAATCGGCAAAAACGGCGGTGTTGAAAGACAAAAAGTCTTAACTCTTATACCTCCCCTGTAATTCTTTGAAAAACTTGCAAATGGTACACCGCGGGATCTTGCATCCTTCCCGTTAAAAACGCTAAAAATCATAGGAAAATCAGGGATTTTTGCCTTATAGGAAGATCCCGTTTCTACTAATTTTTGCATCCTTCTTTTTGTCATTTTGCACCCTTATAAAGCAAAAAAGAGCCGATGGATTTTACTCCACCGACTCTCGTTTTTATATCGTTATCGTTTTGCTTATTCCCACCTTGAAGTTGAAGGTCAACCGTTTGTCCTTGATGATTACGTTATCTATAAGCCTACGGAAGATTTCCCCGTCGAACTCGTCAGTCGGGTGCATTCCGTTTATGGCTTCGAGAATATCTTTTATCCGCTTCGTTTCGGATATGCGATTATCTTCAGCCGCTTGTATTTCCATTTGTTGCTTTTCAAGCACTTCCACTTGGTCGGCAATCTCTCTGGCCCTTGCCACATACGCCTCGTATGCAATCTCGCCCGACCGTTTCCTTCGGTTGATGTCAATCATCTCGGTCTGCAATCTCTGTATTAGGAGAAGCACTTGCTCCCCACCGTTATCTTCCTTCTCTCCAAGCGTGTCGACAACATTCTTTTCCAATATCTCTTTGATTGAACTCATATCGCCTACGAGTTCTTTCAGCACGGTTTGGAACGCGTTTGCCACATCGTCTTCCAAGATATAGCGTTGCGAGCAGTAATCGTTTCCTTTTCGTTTGTGCGTGATGCATACCCATGTTCTGACATAGTTGCCGCGCTTGTATTGTGCATGTCTGCGGTATATCATTCCGCATTCGCCGCATATGAGTTTTTTGCTGAACGGGTATTTGCTGCTGTATTTTCCGTTCCCCGTTTCCGAGCATGTGCGATACTCTTGTCTTCTCGTCATCTCCAACTGCACCAAGTCCCAAGTGTCTTTCGGTATAATCGCAGGGTGACTGTTTTCTACATAATACACTTCTTCGCTTGCAACTCGCTCTTTGCTTAATACGTCCCTTTTGCAAGTCTTACCGAGATAAGCGCTTCCGTAGTATTTCTCGTTTGTGAGAATACTCTTTATTACTCCCGTTCTCCACTGTTTCTTCCCGCTCGGAGTCGGTATCCCGTCTTCGGTCAGTCTTTTTGCGATTGCAGAGCAAGCGTACCCACTTAGGAACTCCCTATATATCCTTCGCACCACCTTGGCTTGCTCTTCGTTTATGACGATTTTTTTGTCCTTGTCATGGTCATATCCAAGGAATTGTGAGCAAGCCAACACCACTTCTCCCTCTTTAAACTTCTTTTGGAATGCCCACTTTATATTCTCGGACATATTTCGGCTTTCTTGCTCCGCTATAGCCGCAAGTATGGTTATGAGTATATCACCGCCCGCCGTCATCGTGTCTATATTCTGCGTTTCGAAGTAGACGCCGATTCCGAGTTCTTTTAATTCCCGTATGTATTGCAATGCGTCGACCGTATTCCTTGCGAAACGGCTTATCGACTTACAAAGGATTTTCTTTATCTTCCCGGCGCGACAATCGGCAAGCAACTTTTGAAAGCCTTTCCTTTGGTCGGCTCTCGTTCCCGTAACGCCGGGATCGTCATACACTCCCACAAACCGCCATTCAGGGCGATTGCCGATGTACTCAGTGTAGTGTGCTTTCTGCCGTTCAAGGCTGTCCTCCTGCTCTTCGTTCGTGGTTGAAACTCTCGCATATGCGGCAACGGGGAGTCGAGTATCGATCATCTGCTCTCTTATCATTTGTGCCGTTAACGGTGCTGTCGATACGTTTCTAACCACCCTTACTACTCTCGGTTGTTGGACAGTGTCAATTGCTGTTTCCATTCATCTGTGCCTCCTTTAATTGTTTCTTCTCTTTCCACCCTTTCCGGTTTCCGCTCGGTCCGTTGGTATATGCCCTGCTGATTGTAACTCCGTTATAGAACTCGAAGGTCACTACATAGTCTTTAATCGTCACTCCCTTTATTACCCTGCCGACAAGTTCCTCGTCGAACTCGGTTATCGGCTTTGCCGCACCGCGCCTTATATGCGCCTGCCTATAATCTCGGACTTTTTGCTCTAAAGCCTTCCGTCTTGCCCGTATATCGTTTTTGTCGTGTTCGTAATCGTGTTTGCTTATCAACCCTCGCACATGCAACGATATAAGCTCGTTTTCTTCGGCATTCAGTTTTTTCAGTTCTCTTTCTGCCGCATCCTCATCGTTACCGAAGTTTCTGTTCTCTATAAACTCGTTATACGCTTCTATAAACTTTTCTTTCAGTACCGAATCCTTTATCCCCGAATTAGAGCATCCTTTTTTGCCACAAGCCAAGTATGTTCGGCATTTCCATATCGGGCAGGCGTATTTCGTTCCGCTGTTGTTTATTTTATGGATATATGACTGACCGCATATAGGACATTTTATCAGACTTGTAAACGGGTAACTTTCGTTGATTCTACCTCTCAGTTTCATGTTCCCTCTTGCGTTTATGAGTTCGGATACTTTATCCCATAATTCAGGGTTTATTATCGCCGCATGACTGTTTTCCACATAGAGCATATCTTTTACCCCGCGGTTCATTACTTGTTGCCCATTAACATTTGTCCTTTTGTATAGTAACGAATCACCCTTATATTTTTCATTTGTCAAAGTTTGCAATACTCGTTGTTGCGTCCATAAGCAGCCGTTCATTGTTCTGTATCCGGCTTCGTTCATAACTTCAGCCAGTTCTCTGGTGCTGTACTTTCCCGTTGCGTATAGCTCGAACAACTTTCTTACTTCTTCCGCCTCGTGCGGGATAATTCGGAACTCTTTATTTTCCATTCTATACCCCAGCATTCTTATGCCTACAACGGATATATCTCCCTTTTCAAACCTGTCCTTGATTGTCCATGCGACATTCTCGCCGTATCGATTAAGGTCCTCTTCCGCAACCGCCGCCGCTATCGTCAAATACAGTTCGCTTTCCGCAGTCAATGTGTTGATATTCTCCTTTTCAAAGACTACCGCCACATTTATCTCTCGAAGCTCTCTCACCATTTCAAGCAGTTCGATGGTGTTCCGTGCGAATCGCTGTACGGACTTGGTGAATATTATTTCCACCTCGCCTCGCCTACAGGCATCGAGAAGAGCCAACATTTGCGGACGATAGCGTAAATGTCTGCCGCTTATGCCCTTGTCGGCATACAGTCCGACATACTCGTATTTCGGCTCGTTAGCGAGTTTCTTGTTCCAGTAATCACTTTGGTTTTCAAAACTGTGCGCTTGCTCTTTACTGTTAGTAGACACTCGGCCGTATGCAGCCGCTCTTATCTTTCTGTCCACGCTTTACCTCCTCGTTAGACTTTTTGTTTACTTTCTCCACGACCTGTGTAGGATTTCATTTAGATTAAAAAATTTTGTGCTACCCCGTATTTCAGGTCAGGGTAGCACAAACAATAGCGCGTAAACCAAATAAAGTCCAGACAAAACCGCTTATTTTATGAAAGAAAAGATGCTTTATTTTTGCTCATGATTTCGTCCCTTTCTTCCGTTGTCAAAAGGTCTTTCATCCATAGCGTCATGACGATTGCGTCCGCCATTGCGCATCGTATTTCGTTATTTTCCATCCTCATCGTCCTTTTTGCCGAGCTGCTTAATAATCTGATTAGTTCCCGTAGCCGTCAGTCCGCTCGCACCGCCGATGACGATTGCCACCACGATATTCGGTGCCGGGATGATGCTCGGCAAAGCGTAAAAACAAATGATGCCACACACGATTCCGAGCGCCGTTGCAATAAGCGGAATACACCGCTTGAACTTTTCGTTCTCTCCGACTGCGTGTTTAATGATGTTGATTGTCCAGTACACGACCGCAGCAATCGCCGGGACGCTGATTAAGTTCAAATACTGTTCCATATGTTCCCCTCCTTATTTCTTGGAATTTTGTTCGAGCAAATATTCGTAGAGTTCATCCTTTACTTCTGCGTAGGCTTTCATCGCCTCTTTCATCTCGCCGTTGGTTTTCCCGTCTCGAATGGCTACCGCATCCGCATACGTAAGTTTCCCAACCGCATCTATACTTTTTAGTATCAGCATGTTCTCTTTGGCTTTTGCTCTGTCTCGCTCTTCATCTTTCTTTTGCTTTTTCTTGAAAAATCGTTGCAAGAAAAAGAGAACCATTCCGCTGATGATGCTCGCACACACACTCACTATTATCGATATCATATTATACATGCTGTTTTGAAATATCTCCGCCGCCGACAAGCGCTGCCGTATTTACTCCACCCTCGTTGTTAAAGAGGTTATTTACTACATTACCGACTGTGGTCTCGCTTTCGTTTTCCACAACAACCCCGTTTGCAACGAAAGCATCCCCCTTGATGGTTCGGTAGTTATACACAGTGGTATCATCCGCAGTAACTTCTCGCCTTACTCCAACTATTATTTTTTCTCCATCCTTGCCGATCAGCCTTGTTCCGATACTGATTTGCTCTTGTCCGTTATCGTCCCATACTGATATAAAACCATCTTTTGTCAAAACTTTATGTTTTGGCGTAATGGACAGTTCTGTACCATCGTCAAAAGAAAGTGTGTATATATTTGTCGGCTCGGTCAGGATATACCTCTTCAGCACCAATGTTTGAACAAACGATTTTTTCTCTTTGTCATATGCCACGATTTTGTTGCCCGTAATAAGCGAGCGTGCTTCTTTGGTGTCTCCATTAAGCGATGTTAATATCTTACTGTCGGCAGATACACAGCCACCACCGCCACCAGTACTGGTACTCGTTCCTTCAAAATAAACATATTGATTGCCTTGTATCGTAATACTGGAGGTGGATTTGCTGATTGTGTACCCCGATTTCAGTGTATAGGTAAAATCATAGCGCATCTTAATAAATGTGTCCAAAGTCGTGGTCGTACTGACCACCCCGGAACCAAATGCTCCATCTGGTTTTGTGTACTTATATGTTACCGAAGCAATACCTGTTCCAACCGAAATCGTAAGTGTCTGATGCCTTGCAAAGATAACCTTTTTATCTTTCATAACCGCTTTAATTTTATAATAGTCTTCCATTTAGTCCTCCGTAATAACAGTAATTGCTCCGTTGACACCCTCATCAAATGTATAAGTCGTTTCTCGAATCGCATAATATGTTGAACCAATTAGCAACTTCCCAAGATTCGCCAATGAGTTGTCTATCGCTGAAAACTTATTCTTAATCGTTCCCGTGGATGTGTTATAATCGTCTGCCTTTACAGCCGTTTCCGCTGCTATCGGCAAATCGGTAAGAGTGCCGTTGGCATTCTTGATTTTCGGTCTGTAAGCCATTCACGATACCCCCTTATACTACCTTGAAGAAAAGTCCGCCCGTTGCAAGAGACGCGCTCGGAGCGGTCTGTCCGCTCGTTCCGATTTCAATCATCTGTCCACCTGCGACCGCAATACCTTTGGCATTGACCTGAACGGCTGAATATGTGCCTGCGGCTACACCGCTGTCACCCAAAGTGACCGCTATCGTCTTATCGGCAGAGCCGTCCACGCTCTGACTTCCCGTTCCGCTGATAGCAGTCGAGCCGTCTTTCTTAATACCTGAATTGACGGTTACTCCGATAGTCTTTCCTGTAGACCACTTGCCTGCCGAAGTCGCACTCGTTGCCGTGTCAGCACTGGTTGCTTTATCTGCTTTCGTAGCTGAGCCAACTTTGGTCGTTCCGTTCTTGATATTGGCAATCTCGGTATTATTGGTATTCGATTGATTTTTTGCTGCGTCCGCAGTTGTCTTTACCTCTCCGATTGCACCGACAACCGTCTTTGCCGTTGTCGCAAGCGAATTATCACTTTTCGTCTGATAGGCGGCAAGGTCAACCTTTTGTGTTTCGAGTGCGCTGATTTCAAAGTACCCGTAATTACCCGTGTTGTTATCAAGTACCTTGCTTACCCAGTAATCGGGAGTATCCAAAGCCTTGATAAAAATGTTATCGCCCACCTTATAGTCGGTTTTAGAAGCCGCTTTCAAGGCGGTTGTCATTGCCGCCACAGTATCGAACGAAACAGCCTTCGCTCTGCCTTCCGCAAGTGCGTATGCGCTGTTGGCTTTGTTCTGTGCGTTGGTTACGGCGGTGCGAATGTCCGAGTGCGCCGTTCCGGAAGTATTGTGAGTGTTCACCGCTCCGCTCGGTTCAGCGCCGATGTTGGCGGGGGTAAGATTGACGTTGCCTTTCCTGTAAGTCGTTTCCTTATCGCCCTTTAACCCGGTTACGATACCGCCACCCGTAATCCCTTTGACCTGCTCGTAGACTTCATCGATTGCGCCTTGAACGTTGCCCGCAGTAATGCCTGCCGTTTTGCCATCATACTTGACAACATCCGCTTCCGTTTCTGGATGAATAAGTACGGTATCTTCTGCACTGACCTTTTGAATAATCTGGAACTTGTTTGTAGTTTGAGCCATGTTATTTGTCCTCCATTTTCTTGAATACGAAATCGCCGTCCGGGATATCTTCGGTTATTTTGTCTACCGCTTGTAGTTTCCCTTTGACGAGTTCGCCGAGTTTAATTTTATTCGTCTCGCCGTTTTCTCCCACGACAAGAATAAAGGAGTCGCGTTTATCGACTCCCAGTTTGATTTCCTCATAGTCCGTCACATCATTCGACAATAGGTTCAGTTCACTCGCCGTCATTTTCCCGTCAAGCGGTTTCCCGTTGATGGACGGCTTGTTCTTTAACCGATTGTAGTTGTAGGTTACGGTAATTCCGGGCGTGACGTTTACTTGTCCCTGATTACCATAGTAGTTTTTATCCGCCATTTTCCACCCTCTCCAAAACTTCTATTTTTTGACGATGCACGAGCGTTACCTCTTGCTCGTCTATTAAGGTGGCGATGATGTCGTATTTCAAAAAACCTGTTTTGAAGTCCTTTGTCACTTCACCCGGTATTCGAACGCGGAATTCGTCCTCTTCTCTATCCGCCTCTTCTTCGATTCCAAGTTCTTTGCACGCGAACACCACCTTTTTTATGAGTTCTGTAGCAACGTTCCCAAACGATAACCCGAACTCAAAGACATCGCCTTTGACTACTTTCAGCATCCTATTGCTCTACGAAAACGATAGAGGAAATCGTTGTCGTAGTTCCGCTTTTTGTTTTCTTTTCTACCTTGCAAGAAATCTCTTTCAAGTGTTTTTCGTTTTCCGCAAGAGTATTGAAGATATCCGGCGTTACTTGGTCTTCCGCTTTGTAATCGCTCTTTGGCTCTTTCCAGTTTGCCATTCATACCCTCCTTATGTCGTTCTTCCGCGCGTCTCTTGTTTCAATCCGCCGTCAAACGTAAACTTGTTATACTCGCATACAAGTTCTTGACTGTCTCCGAACCTATCCACCGACACATACTTCTCACCGAGATTGAGTTTCGGGTTGCCTCGCCAAGTCGTAGTTACAACACCCTCTCCCGCATGCATCTTTTCGAGTAAGAAATTCGCAATGTATTCCGCTTGATCGTGGCTTTGTACAAGATCGCTTGACGGGTGAGAATACTCGGTTATTCCGTTGTTACGCACGCTTTCATCGTCCTGTTTGGTCAAAGTCTTTGTCGTTATCTCGATTGCCTTGCCCGTGACCGTCAGCACCGCCTTTTGCTTTTCGGCTGTCTTGTTCTTCGCAACGACCGAGCAAGCATTAACACCACCTTGGAAGTCGGTCAATAGCACGTTTAAGTTATCCGTTTCCATTGCAGGGTACGCAACTTCGGTATTATAATCGAGCGTCAGTTCAAGCGATGCGTTCGGCTCTATATTAAGTTCGACCGATACCGCTTCGACAGTATCGTTCGACAAGGATACGTCACAGTATTCCACAGAAATACGGTTCGCAAACTCGGTCAGAGAAACACTCGATGAGTACGAAAACATATTGCTTTTGTCTATCTGTATTGCCGTCTTTGTCTTTGTTTCTTTCTCAGAGCGGACATTGATTTTATCTTCTCGGTCTACAAACACTTTGCATAGTCCCGCATTGGCAATTTCCTGTAATGCGTCCCAAGCCGTTCCCTTTGGCAGGAATGCCATCGGCACAACCACCGATTGCAAGTCTTTTGAGATGACGATAGTGTCCGCCGTTTCCCCTATTTTCAGGAGAATGTCAGCGGCTATATCGTATAGCGATGCATTCTCCGTCAGCGGAAAACCGACATAGGTCTTTTTCTGCAGTCGCATTAGTCTGTCCACCGCACTACACTTTACCCATTGCGAATCTTGGTTTATCTGCCACTCGTCCGAATAAAACGTGCCGAGCGGCTGGTATTTGACTACCCCGTTGGTTTCTATTCCTATACTCGGCATCAATTTTCGGTCGAGTATCATAAGCGAACGGAGATAGCCCTTATCGAACTTTCTGTCCTTATTAAAGATGTTTACTGTCATCGTGTCGGATACTATGTTGTAGTTTCCGTCCGCCGCACCCATCTCTTCGGACACTTCGAACATTTCAATGGCATCGCCCTCGTACCGCTCCATCATTCGGTCGTAAAACTTTAATATTTTTGCACAAGCATTCGGCTTGCTCCACTTGGTTATCGTCAGCCTGATAGACGTAATGTCTTCAAGCTGCGGAGTCAATCGCACTTGTATCTGATTATTGACGGTCACACTATCCGAGTGAACAATCTTCCCGTCTCGTTTGTACTGCAAAATGAAGTCGACCGGGTATTCTTGCCTCTTTTCATCGCCAAGCACAACCCAAGAAATAATAGGTCTTTTAACGAAAGAAATTTCGATCCACGGCGCGTTTGCAAACACACCGCTACTACCCGACAACGAACCGCTCCACCAACCGAGAACGACCGAATCGTCCATCATCTGAAATGAGCCGTCCATTGTTGCATTGCCGTCCATCGTACAGCCTTTGACTGTCGGCACAAGGTATGCGCCGAACACTTCGTCCGGGTGACTGATAGCCAAATTACCGCTTTCCGTTGTTTGAATGTCCTTACTGATTTCCGTATCCGAGTAGATAACGTCCACTCTGCCGAGTATTTTTCGTGGATTATCCGTATATTCCATAGGTTATCTCTCCACAAAAGCAATGCTGACGCTTGCCCACATTATCTTGCCTTTCGCCCAATCGTACCGTGGCTGACAGGACAAGTCCTGCGGACGAGCAGTCATCGACGTCAACTTCCCCGTTTCGGGATCGTTGTAGTCTATCGTCACGAACGAGCCGCTTTTCGTTTCGGCAGTCAAAAGTCCCATATCCTCTTTCGAGAGATATTTCCACGACACTTCGACCTTTCTCTTTCTCCCTATAAGGTCCACGACCATTGTGCCGTCCATCGTTCTTTCCGATTTATCCAACACTTCGGTCGAGCAAGTGAGCTCGGTCGGCGCTTTTATCGTCTTACTGTTTATCTTAAAGAAAACCGCCACTTTACACCTCCCTTAAAGCAATGCCGTTTCGCTTGTATTCTTTGTTCAGTCTCGGCATAATAAGCCTTGCGAACTGCTGTCCGTCAATCTCCAAGACGATGTCTTTTTGCTCTTCTCCACCTTTATTGCCGATTGCCGCTATCCCTTGGATCATTCCGTTGACCATATCCCCGTAAGGACTGCTGCCTCCGCCTACAACCGCTCGGTTTGCAGACGCCGTGACATTCAGCGAAGACGCGACCTGTGCCGCCGCTTGCTGCAACATAGGCGTATTGTCGTACATTCCGTCTGCCATCATATCCATTAGGTTCGGTATCCACTCGTCTGCCGTATGTCCCGGACCTTTCTTTGTCGGCGAGCCGAAACCGAGAAAGTCTTTTATCGACTGTCCGACCGATTTTACTCCGTCTACGACTTTACTCCATGCTTTCTTTATGCCGTCACCGATATTATTAATTAGGTTTTTACCCCAGTTGAACGCTTCCTTGAACAGGTTGCTAAAGTAGTCTCCGATACTTGAAAACAACCCCGTTATCTTATCCCAAATCCAACCGCATACCGCGCAGATCCCGTTCCAAATATTCGTGAAAAAGCCGCTGATACCCGTCCAAATATTGCGGAAGATATCCAACACATTCACACCGATACCTTGGAAAAAGTCTACGAACCCTTGCCCAAAGCCTTTGATAAACTCCCAAATACCGAGAAAGATATTCTTAATAGCGCTCCAAATACTCGTAGCAATGTTCTGCATATGCGTCCACGCATCCGACCAATCGCCTTTGAGTATCGCGCACACGAACTTGATTACTTCGATGATAGCGTTCGCCACATCCAAGACAGCGCTCAAAAACGGTCCGAGCGCGGCAATGATTCCGTTGACTACTCCGACTACCACTCCGTACAGCACTTCGATTACTTTGCCTATTAACTCAAACACGGGCTTTAGGAGTTGATATAGTTCAATTATGGTATCCCAAAGCGATGCAAAGAGAGCCTTTATCTTCTCCCATAGCGGTTCGACATAGTTTAGGAATTTCAGCACCGCATTGCTTATAACGTCAAACGCACTCTTAATAATCGTCCAAAGACGAGTGAAAACGTCCGAAACGACTTTGAGTATCTGCTTGCCGTATTTTTCCCAAAATGTCTTGATTCCATTGACTGTATCAAGTACGATTTTCTTTACGAGCGGCCATACTTTCTTGGCTATAGCAAGCACTTTCGAGAAGACCTCTTTCACGCATTTCCAAACCGTTTTCAAGGCTTGCACGACTGCCGCTTTGATGCGTTCTCCGTTCTCGTCCCACCACGCTTTTATAGTGTTGGCTACGCTTATAATGACAGACTTAATCTTCTCCCATATGCGTATTACGGCATTACGGAAGTCTTCGTTGGTCTTCCATAAATACACGAGCAAAGCGACTACCGCCGCTATTGCTAAACCGATGAGCCCCGCTTTCGTGAATAGGACTTTTGCCACCTTAATGATTGTGCCGAGACTGCCGACAAGTTTCCCTATTAAGATAAGTAATGGTCCGATTGCCGCCGCAAGCAGTGCTATAACTACGATTTGCTTTCGCGTTCCCATAGACAGTCCCATAATCTTTGCCGTCAGTGGCGAGATATACTTCGTTATAAACTGCCGAATGAGCGGAATCAACACATCGCCAAAGGAGATCGCTATCTCTTCAAGCTCGGATTTCAGGATTTTCCATTGTCCTTGCAAAGTATCGAGCTGCGTTGCCGCCATGTCGGTCGCTTTGTTCGTTCCCGTAATGGCTTTGGTCATTCCCCTTACGGCATCACCGCCCGCCGACATCAAGGCAAGCATACCCGGACCGCCCCTTGCTCCAAATATCTTCATTGCTTGCGAGGTGTCCATTCCCGCATCTCTTAACCTGTCAAGAATTGATGCGAAATCGTTGGTTGCCGGATTCACGTCTTCTACGGCTATGCCGAGTTCTTCAAAGACTCCGAGTGCCGCCGTTGACGGGTTCATAAGAGATACGAATGCTTGTCGAAGCGAAGTTCCTGCCGTACTTCCGTCATAGCCTGCATCGTATAACACGGACAGTGCGCCGACCGTTTCTTCTATCGTATAGCCGAGGCTGTTTGCCACAGGACCAACATACCCCATTGAGTTTGCGAGTTTATCCATCGATGCCATAGAGTCACCGATTGCCGCCGCAAACACATTCGTTACTCTTTCCGCTTGGTTTGCCTCCAACCCGAACTGGTTCAAAGTCGAAATAACGGTTTCGGTTGTGAATGCCAAGTCGCTTTGTGTTGCCGATGCAAGGTTTAGGGTTGCCTCGATGGAGTCTGCCATCTGGTCTACCTTGTAACCTGCCGACGCCATATAATACAAAGCGTCCGCCGCGTCCGATGCCGAGAAAACCGTCTTCGCCCCCATTTCACGGGCGATTGACGTCATTCTTGCGAGTTCTTCGCTCGTAGCGCCTGCGACAGATGCCGCGTTTGCCATTGACTGCTCGAACTGTTGCGACACCATGACTGATTTCGTACCAAGTGCTACAAGCGGCGCAGTTACCGTTGCCGAGAGTTTTGTTCCCGCTTTGGTCAGGTTTGCCGATACCTTTTGTATCTTCTTTTGAGCATTATCCAAACCTTTCGAGAGCGAGGATATGTCCGCCGCTATCTTGACCACAAGGTTTCTTATAACTGCCAAACTTCCTCACCCCCTATTTTGGCATGAAAAAAGCAAGTACCGATTTGATACTTGCTTTCGCGTTTGATGTGTATTTTGTTAGGTCTTAGATGTCGTATGTGGAAGATTGATTATGTCATTATAGGAATGGTTGTCCATCTGTTGCATCACCTCCTTTACTCGACAAACTGTAATTTAACTATTTATTAATTCTTGCAGTTCATTGACAAACCGGCAGACATGAAATCCATCACATACCGCATGATGAACTTGAATCGCTAAAGGAATCATAATTTTCCCATCTTCCTCGTAATATTTCCCCAAGGTGAAAATGGGGATTAAATAACGGTATCCTTTCTGCAAGTTCAAATTAAACCCCTCAAATGTTGACCACGGTATCATAGATACCGTAAATACATTTTCCGGAACATCCGGTTTTCCCGTCATATCATGATTGCTTCCATACCGTTGAATATCGTTTTCATAAGCCATTGAAAATTCTTCGATATTCGGCGTATATTCAGTCCAAAGGTCAGAAAATGTCTCTGTGTCCTTGTGAAAGACGGTATAACTGGGTATCATCTCGTCATATATTCCCAATTCACCCGCTTGGTTGATTGCTGTTCTAAATTCAGAATGGCGATTTACAATCGTTGCAATGTAATATAGCATCGCAGGATACAGCTTCAGTTGTTTCTTCTTTATTGGCGTAATATCCAATTTAACAGTCATGCTGTATGTGCAAGGCACGTCTGTAAAGTAGTGTTCAAAATACTCATTTCGCTTCCAACTGTTTCTATCAATTTTTTCAAATACCATTTTAGTGTCCCTCACATATTCCGGTTTGTTTAAGCCTTATGACCGCCGATTTGCTCGTTTCGGTCTTTGGCGGTTGCACCTTCTTCACGGTTCATCCCTTTTAACACAGCATTCTTGACAAACTTCTTTTTGATACTCAGCATTGCTTCTTGCATGCGCCTTTCCCGTTCCAATTTTTCTTCTTCCTCCGCTTGCTTCTTCTTCAGTGCTTCGTAATCGGTAAAGAGATCAAGTTGCTGATATTCATCTTCCTGTTTAACTGATTTTTCATCTGCAAGTTTATTTGCTGTTGTTGTTATCCTGCGGATAAGTAAATTCTCGTCAACTATTTTATTTCCGCCTTCGCTAATTCTATCAAGCGTTCCGTTTGGTCTATCATGAACAGCGGAATGTTCAGCACATTTCCGTCAAGCGTGAGATTCTTTAACGAATATCTCACGACAAATGGTGTTTCGCCCTCGTACATCTTCTTGTATTCCAGCATACTCGGTGACGAAACACTTTTGCCGGACTTCACTTCTATCGGAATGATATCGTTCTCCGATTGCACGATAAAGTCCACTTCATACTTGTCATTTGCCCAATAATGCGGATTCGCTCCATATATCCGAATCAGACTCTGTACAACGAAGTTTTCGCTCAATGCACCCTTGAATTCCTTGAAAAGCCTGTCATCCTCTGTAAATGCCCTGTAACTCAACTTCGACTGACTTCTCAATAGTCCCACATCGATATGGTACACTTTGAAAAACTCTTCCTCTTCGTAAGCGGTAAGTGGCAAGGCGGGCTTCGACACTTTGAAGATTTTCTTCACAAGGTCGGCATTTACCAACCATTGCAGATTGTTTTCGTATTCCCTTGCTCTCGCGCCTTGTTTTACTTTCGAGTAAGTAAACTTCTTCTTTTCTTTGGAAAGTTGCGCGGGGAGAGAGTTCCATATAAGAGTTATCTTTTGAACGTCATACTTGACTTCTTCGTCCCTGAAATCTTCGTGATGTTTGCCAAAGTCCTTTTCATATGAGCCTATGATACCGTTAAGCGCTTTATCTACCAACTCTATATCCCTTTCCTGCGTCCAAAGATATACGGGTTCAGGCATTCCGCCCGTAATAAAGTACATCTTGAGTTTTTCGCAAAGAGGATTGTAGAACGCGTCGGGAATATTGCCTATCTTATCAAGCGTAGTCATATACTCGTAAAGGTTTTCGTCTCCGTTTGCAATCAAGAATTCCGAGAAAGTCATCGGTCCCATATCGATAAAATCGACTTTGCCGACCGGGAATCCTTTCGATAGCGTCAAACCGAGTAACGAACCCGCGCATATCACATAATACTCTTTTGCATTCTCGCAGAAGTATTTAAGGGCGTTCAGTGCATCGTTGCACTCCTGTATTTCGTCAAAAATGATCAGTGTCCCATTATCTATCCTTTGTCCGCTTGCAAGCGAAAGATTTTGCATGATACGAAATACGTCTTTCGTTGTTTCGAAAAATTGCTTATACTCTTCGTTTTCATCAAAGTTAAAGTACGCAACCGACTCAAAACTCTTGCCAAACTCTTTCATCGCCCAAGTCTTACCTACTTGTCTTGCTCCGCGAAGAATCAATGGTTTTCTATACTTAGACTCTTTCCATTTATTCAGTTCTTCCAGAATAAACCTTTTCAATTCGCTATACCCTCCTTGTTTAGGTTGCCTCTATTATACTCGATTTAACCTTTCAAGTCAAGAGCAAATCACACTTTTTCGGTGTATTATGTGATTTTCTACACACTTTTTGCCGAAAAAGCGTGATTTAGCGAATTATTATCCCTTGCTCCGCCGCCATTGCTTTGAGTACGGCGTCTCCCGCCGAATTTGTTTTCTTTGGTTTTTTCCTGATGTCTTTCAGTATTTTTGAAAGACTCGGCAACTTCTTCTGCCTTGCGAATGCTTCCGTATGCCATGCAAGCGTGATGTTATCCTCGAACAGACGAGTTTCTCGCTCGCGTTTTTGCTTTGCAAGCAGCATGACTTCATACGGAGTGTAATTGCCGATTTGTATGGGATCTATATCAAAGAGCACGACTGCCTTTTCGCAAAACTCGGAAAGGTCAAAGGCAGTCTCGCTTATTCCCCCTGTTTACCTTCTGCTTTTCCGAATGCAAGCGTAAAGGCTTCGCCGAGTTTTTCCGCAATCTCGGTGATGTTCGAATACTCATCGATAAGATCTCCGACCTTTTCAAGCGTAAGGTCTTTATCTTCGTGGCAAAGTCCCGCATACACGATAATGAGCAGGTCTTTGATGCCCACGTGCGAAAGGTCAAGCGCTGTAATGTTCTTGCCCGTAAGGTCTTCCACCTTGATGAGCGCATTGATGCCGTATCTCAATGTTCTGGGTTTATCCAGATTGATGGTTACTCCGTTCTTCATTCTTACTCTCCTTTATGAAAAGTTAGTTCGCCCGTACCCGTCAGTTCAAGACTGATGCTGACCACATCGTCCACCGGGTCTTCAATCGACAAACTGCTGATGTATGCCGTTCCCTGATAGTAGTTGGAATTATCCACATACAGTTTTACGGTTACGGTCGTGCCTGCGAGATATGCCTCTTGCAATGCCGCTTGACCTTGGGTGTCGGTCGGCACTTCGTAATCGCCCTCCGAACTTGCCGTCCACTCTTTAAGTCCCGTGATGTAGTTTTTCCAGTCATCGCCGAGAGCGGTCGTTTCCAAAGTTTCAAGCGACAGTTCAAGCGACCAGTTCTTGATTGCGGCTACCTTTTGGTTTCCGCTCTCACCGATAATCACTTTTCCGTTTTTACCTGCTACCGCCATATAGTCCTCCTATTTTTCGTTGTAATAAAACTCGAACTCGATGCTCGACAGGTACTCTTCCGTATTGAACTTCAATGCGGTGTTCCCGTTGTACTCATAGTCCGTTTTAATGAAAGCGGCTTGGATTTCCAAGCCGCACATATTTCCGTGAAAGTTTTGAAAGGCATGCTTTACCATTCTCGACAATTCTCTTGCTTTCTTGAATGTTCTGTCGTGGCACACGAACTGCATCGTCTGTCTGACAAACCCCGTATCGCCTTGCAGAGCCGAATCGTAGTTGGCAAGCACGGGCGAATAAACGATTGCCGGGAGTGGAGCGTCTTCGGGGAGCATTATGGGGAATATCTTATTCCCCACACGTTCTCTTATCTGTTCGTTTTTGCTTAAATACGCATATATTGCTTGGCAGATGTCCGTCATAGTTTTCTCCCCACCGCATTCGAGATTGCTTTCACGATCTCATCGTTTATCTTGTCGATGTTTTCATCCACGGCATTTCGTAGAAACGGGTTGGCAGGTCTTCCCCTTGCACCGAGTTCTACGAACGTGCCGTATCGGAGCGATTTGTCATAGTCTACCGACACGGTCGCTTTGGTTTCCGTGGCTTTGCCTTCGTTGAGTTTCAGACTCGCTTTCAGCGTTCCCGTATCCACGGGACAGTTTCGCCTTGCATCGTCAAGCGCAATCTTGCCGCCTGCCTTTGCTCCCGTCATAAGTACAGATGACGCGGCATCTTCCATTGCTCGGATATCTTTCACGAGTTTGTCTGCGCCTTCCACTTTCGTTTTAACCTTCCGTTGCTTTGCGCTGTAACCCATCGTTTACGATCTCCTTGCAATTGAGTATTGTGGCTTTATGCCCCGTTTTATCGTCCGAAACTCCGATTATTTCGTATAACGAGTTTCCGTACCTAACGCGATTTAGAACGGTCACGTTAGTCGTGTATCGGAGCGTTATCTTCACCACCGTTTCCGCTGAAACTTGTTGCGCCGTGTAATACTCCGTACCGCTCACGGGCTCGATACTCGCCCACCTTACGTCCGTTGTCACCCACGTTCCTTCTTGTCCGCCGAAATCGTCTCGCTCCCACACGAAGGTCAGGATTTCCACCTTTCGGTTCAATCTTCCTATATCCATCAGAACCTCTCTTTCCTGTAGGCGAACAGCATTCGCCTGACAAGGTCAAGGGTTTCGGATATATCGATACCCGTCTTATCCTTTGAGATTTGCCTTTCTTCGTAAAGCGTGGCTACGACTATGAGCATTGCCTGCCGCACGGTTTCGGGAAGGGGCTCGATTTCCGCAAGCGGTCTTCGAAGCACGTCTTCCGTCAGTTCCCGCGCCGCTACTATAAGCGAGGCTATGAGATTTTCCTCGTCATCGCCGTCAACTCTCAAAAACTCTTTGGCTTCTTGAAGAGTAATCATACTCATACCTCCCTATTGTTTTTGGTTTACGCGCCCCTCTTTGCAAGAGTGACGAACGGCGAAACGGTCGCGCTACCCTTGTAAGGAGTGAGCGGTTTCGTCCAGATAGGTTTGCCGTCAACCCTGTAGATGAAACGGAACACGTTTTCATCGTAAAGGAATCTGACGTGAATGGAACTTGCCGACTTAATACCACCCTTATCAATGAGAAGGTACTGACCGATATCCGCAAGGATGATGTCACCGACTTCGCCTGCGGCACTGCACTGTTCGATAGGCACGACAGGTCTGCCGAAGAGCGTGCCGTAGGGTTTCTCCGAAAGGCCGCCTGCCGGGATATACACGGGTTTATCTCCGATTTTGAGCGTGTAAAGGTAAGGTTCAAGTTCTTGGTTGATATACCACACCGCATTCGCTCTGGAACGAGACCACAGTCTGTTCCACATCTTGATGAGGTTCTCCACTGTGATTGTATCCGTCTGGCTTGCTTCTTTTGCCACGGTCACGATTGCACCGCTGTTGAGAATTCCGAGCGGTTCGCCCTCGCCGCTGCCCGAAAGGATGGCATCGTCAATTTTGAACCCGAACTCTTCTGCGAATGCCTGACGAATAACAGCTTCGAGCGCCGCCGCATCCTGCAAGAGTTCATCGGTCGCATAGCAAAGTCCCGTGAGTTTTTTAAGCGACAGTTCCATCTGTCTGAACTTGGGTTTGCTTGCGGTGAGTTCGTCTGCCTCGCCTTCCCAGTAGGTCTGTACACCGCCCCAACGAGAGCCGTTCGCGCGACTGTCTTCGTCAATGGCGTTGATTTTCATTCCGTTTGCATTGGTGCTGATAGGAATCTTTTTGACCTTGCTTGCGAGAATACCCGTTTCATAGGTTCTCTTCAAGAGTTCGGTCACGAAATCCTGCTGTACAAGGAAACCACCGTCCGAGGGAGTGGTTTCGTTAAGACCGCTTGCCGCTCTCGTGGAAAGTCTCTCGTCCACCTTACCGCCCGGCATTGCCGCTCTATATGCTGCCATGAGCTGTTCTCCGAAAGACGAAAATCTTTTTTCGGTGTCCTTGGCGGGAGTGGGTTTTACTTCGGGTTTCTCGGTCGAACGGTCTTCGGGTTCGATAGCGAGAAGTTTTTCCGCTCTGCCGATACTCTCATCCCACGCACGGATTTCCTCTTCGTACTTGTCGATGTCCTTCTGCTCTTCTTCGGAGAGGAAACGGTCTTCGGCTTCCGCCTTATTAAGTACCGCCATCGCCTTGAGTCTTGCGTCCTCTCTCTTTGCTTTCATTTCGAGAATTTTCTTCATATTCATCTGTTTTCCTCCGATTAAATGATTTTGAATTTTGCTTGCAGGTTCTTAAGTTTTTCCTGCTGTTTTGCCTTTTTAACTGCGTTTTCCGTTTCTTCCGCTACTTTACGTTGCTCGGTCTTATACACGTCATATTCTTGCATTGCACGAACACCGACATCGGTTGCCGTGTATGCCGGAAACGTTACGGGCGAGACGTCAAACAAGCGAACCTTTTTGAGTTCTCTCGTGTCGATTCCGTCTTGTGAAGACCATTCATCGTCTTCCACCACGAACCCGATTGACATCTGCGAAATGTCCCCACGGCGGATACTCGTGGTGATGTCCCTTGCCCAACTCGTATCCGGCGGAGTAATGCGGACACGGAGTCCTACATCGTCTTCTACGAGTTCAAGCGTTCCCGCTCTGTTTCTGCCGAGTACATAGTTTGGATCGTGATTAAACAGCGCACGGATATCGTCCCTGCCGATGCTCTCCGCAAATGCGCCCTTACGCACTTTCTCTTTGAACGGGAAAATGCCGCCCAAGGTTTCAGACCACGAATCGAAAACGGCGGCATGTCCTTCGATACACGTTCCGCCGTCACTTTCGTTTATTCGTATTTCCTTTAGCGGGAGCATTCGGAGTTCCTTTTTGTTCGTTTTCTTCTCCATTGCTACCTCCTTCGTCTGGATTGTTTTGTTTGTTCTGCTGTCCGACCTGTGCCGACATCATCGAACCATTGACGAGATAATCGTCACCGCCCTGTTCCGCAGGGACAAGACTCATATCTTCGAGCCGCCTTATATCATTGATTGACAACCACCCGTTTTGCCGCCCAATTGAGTAGCCTTCCATTCGGGATTTGTAGTCACCACGCAATAGTCCGTCCACATTGAACTTGGCGAAATACAAAAGCCGTTCTTTCTCGTCAAGGAGTGAACGGCTTATCTCTTGCTCCCACCTTACAAGCCACGGCCGTATGGTGTGCTGAACAAACTCTATGGATTGATGTTCTATATTGGAAAAGGTTGCCCTTTCAAGGTCTCCGACAAGGTGCGGCGGAACACGGAAAATACGGCATATCTCGTTCACTTGGTACTTTCTCGTTTCCAAGAACTGTGCGTCTTCGGGCGCGATGCCGATGGTATGGTATTTCATTCCCTCTTCAAGCACCGCCACCTTATGGCTGTTCCGTGTTCCCTGATACACTTGATTCCAAGACTGTCGGAGTTTTTCGGGATCTTTGAGCGTGCCGGGGTGTTCCAACACACCGCCCGGTCTTGCTCCGTTGCCGAAGAACTTCGCTCCGTACTCTTCCGTTGCCAAGGCGAGTCCAACCGCCTCTCTTGCTTGCGCTATGGGACTTAAGCCTTTCACTCCGTCTATGGACATGGCTTTGATGTGGAAGATTTGGTCTGGTCGGTAGACATAGGTTTTGTTGGTTATTTCGTCCGAATAGGTGTACTTAATCTTGCCCGTAGTGCTATCACGCTCCACCACCATTTGGTTCGGCTTTAAGTACCACAGTTCGGTCGTATGACCTTGTTTTCGGATGATTCTTGCGTATGCGTTACCCCACAGAAGGAGAGATGTCATCATCGTTTCCCTGAACTCGAAACTCGTCATTTCTTCGTTTGGGAACTCATAAAGGCAAGAAAAAAGCGGATGTTGCTCCGCCATTTCATTCTTACCGCCTTTACCTTTCTTAAATAGGTGTAGCGGTAAACTCGCTATTGTCTCCGCCAAGATCTTCACGCAAGCATAAACGGCGGAAGTTTGCATCGCCCGCATTTCGTCCACATTGATGCCGCTGTTGCTGTTGCCGATAAAGTCGACATCTACACCCCTGATGAACTCTTGCATTTCCTTTGATGGTGCTGTTCGCTTCTCTTTTTTAGGAGCGTCTCTGCTTCGTCCGAATATTCCCATTTTACCTCCATAAATGCCGAACACCGCCTTTGTTTTGGCGGTGTCCTTGCTTGGTTGTTTTCTATTTTATACGATTGCGGTGTATCTCGGATAGGAGAACCCTTCGCTATTGATTAGGATTTTGTAGTTTCTATCCTTACATTGGAGTGCTATCATGTGCCACACCCCGTCTTCGTCTATCCTCATTAGATCCTTGTTTTCCTGCACCCATTTGCAGTCTTCGAATAGATCGTTCGCTACCTTATCGAACTCGGCTGCAGTCAGGTGGATTGTTTTCTCCACCTTGACTTCCGCTTTCGGCATTTCCTTGCCGTGCATGTACTTATATTCGGCTACCGCATCGTGCCAGTCATTGATGTTTGCTACCTTTCTCACGATTATTGCTTTCATCTCTGCCACCCCTTATTTATTCGTTTTGGCGGCTTTCCTGCCGAGTTCGTAGGCTTCTTCGAGCATTGCCTTTATGCTCCACACACTCATTTCGATGAAGTCTTCGCTGTCGCTGTTTCGGGTTTCGAGGTCACCTCTTTCTTCGATGCTGTATGAGTTCTTTTTTGCGATTTCGATGAGTTGTTTTTTCATTGTTTTGCTCCTTTGTTTTTGTACCTACAATATACCGTAAACAATCGAAAGAGCCCAGCGAAAACGCGTGAAAACACAAAGAATTAACAAACAAAAACAAGGACTAACCCGCCCTGTCGGACGGTCGGATTTTTTGTCTTTTTCGGTCGTTTTTAGTCCTTTTTTAACGGTTTGCTATCGATAAGTGCCATTAGCGTATTGTCGATTGCTTTCCATTCGGCATTGCATATCAGCTCGGCGTATTGTCCTTGCATCTGGGAGCGATACATCTTTGCCTGATGCTTGGCGAACTCGTCTGCTATGATTTCGGGAGCGTGTTCTACATCGGCGAGTATCGTTGCTTTGAGTTCTTCGACCTTGGCATCGTACGCCTTGTTCTCTTCTTCGGTTGCGTGGGTGTGGAAGCCGTGACTGTAGCTTTTGAGTGTTCTGAAGATGTCCTTTTGTTTTGCCATTGTTCTGCCCTCCTTATGCCACCGTGATGTATCCGTTTTCGTCCATCGTGTATCCGAGTTTGATGCCGTTTCTTTTCGCGTAGTCGATAAGGTAATTGATTGCCGTTCTGTAGTCTACTACCGCGTCCGTATATCTCATTTTGTTGTAGTGGTTATGGTCTCTCACCAGTGCGTTGAGCTTGTTCTTGCAGTAGTTGCGGATTTCCTTTTTCGTTTCCATTTTATGCTCCTTTCGGCTGTTACCCTTGCTTTATTTTTGTATCTACAATATACCGTAAACAACCGAAAGAGCCCAGCGAAAACACGCCAAAACACAAAGAATTAACAAAGAAAATCAAACCTTTTAATCGTAGATTTCTACCCCATCACGGATATGTTTTACCTGCACCGCCGGGCAAAGTTCCTTGTAGCGTCTGACTATGACATCGCAATACTTCGGTTCGAGTTCTATGGCACAGCACTTGCGGTTCAGTTGCTCCGCCGCCACCAATGTCGATCCGCTCCCGCCGAACGGTTCAAGCACCGTGTCCCCTTCGTGACTACTGTTATAAATGAGTTTCGCACAAAGGGTTATCGGTTTCATTGTCGGATGATCGGCGGACTTGGACGGCTTATTGTCGAGAATGACCGAAGTCGGTTGCTCGAACAGTTTATCGATAAAGTCCACAAGGTCGGCTTTGCTCATCTTCCTTGCATTTAGCCTTACGTCTTCATAGACCGTTGAGAGCGTTCTGTCGTTGATGAAATAATGCCCGGCGCCCTCTTTCCATCCGTATAGGATAGGCTCGTGTATCCATTGATAGTCCTGTCTACCAAGTGTAAAGTGGTTCTTGTACCACACAAGCGTTTGCGCGTATTTGAAACCCGCATTCACCATTGCCTTGATGAAGTTTACAGATTCTTTCGTGCTGTGGAACACATACACGGGTGCGCCCTTTTTTAGGTTCGCTTCCGCCACCTTGTAAAAACTCAAAAGGAACTGGTAGAACTCGTCTTCGGAGAGATTGTCGTTTGCGATGTTTCTGTCTTTTCCGTTTATCGTTCCGCCATAGTCCACGTTGTAAGGCGGGTCGGTTACCATAACATCGGCATATTTGTCTTCCAAGACCTTTGCGACATCTTCCTTTTGTGTGCAATCGCCGCAAAGCAGTCGGTGAGCCCCAAGTATCCACAGGTCACCGCGTTTGGTCTTCGGTTCGGCAATCTCTTCTATGGCTGTTTCGGCATCGAAATCGTCTTCGTGGACGTTCTCCATACTACCACTACCGAAGAGTTCTTGTGCCTCGGCAAGGTCAAAACCCGTAAGAGTGATATCGTAACCGCTCCCGTCAAGGTCTTTCAATATATTCGCCAACAGGTCGTTATCCCATTCGCCACTGATTTTGTTAAGTGCAATATTAAGAGCCTTTTCTTTCTTTTCGTCAAGGTCAACCACTACGCAATCGACTTCTTCATAGCCAAGGTCTTTCATTACCTTTAGTCTTTGGTGGCCGCCGACAACCGTTCCCGTTCGCTTGTTCCATATAACGGGTTCAACATATCCGAACTCTTGAATACTTCGTTTGAGCTTCTCGTACTCGGCATCGCCCGGTCGCAAGTCCTTACGAGGATTGTACTCGGCGGCTTTGAGTTCGTCCACCTTTCTTCTCTCTATTTTCATTCATTCCTCCTGTTTTGGGTATGAAAAAACCGCACTCGGTTTGAGTACGGTTTTTGTTATGTATTGATTTGTCTTTAGTCGATTCTGTTGTATTTCCGCAATACGCTCAAACGAACACTTTCAATGCTCCCCGATAGCTTTGTTATTCTATTCAAGTCATTATCAAGGCGTCTTGCCTGCCGGGTGAACGCATCATTATACTCTTGTCCGCGCTTATACACGAACATCGTATATGCCTTATGCGCCCAGTGGTTTCGAATATCTCTTATGTTATCGAGAAGTTCGTAATCTTGCCCCGACAAATAGGGGTTGCCATCGCTGTTATCAAGAGACTCAAGTTTCTTTAGCACCGGACCAAGCGGTTGCTCTGCTACAACATTATAATTTTCATCGAAATTGCCGTTCAGCATGCCCGCATAAATCAATTTAATATCGTGTTCTATGCATTGGCACTCCATCAGTATTTTTCCAACACTTTCGTGGAATTCAGTTATGTTATTTATCATCTGCTTTCTCCATAGGATCGTCTTCAAGCACTATGCAATTGACTTTTCTGCTATGTACAGTGCAAGCGTCAAGCGCAATAATTCCTTTGCCGTAATATGGTGAAAAGGCCGCATCTTCTCCAAATTCAGAACATGTCCCGTCTATTTTTGCATGCCCGTAAGATGCATGCCAATGCCCACATACAATCGTCTTGTTTGGTTCTATTACGCCTTGACGAGCGGCCTCCATTCCATTATACCATCTGGCATAGTTCCAATCGGTTACAGTTGCCTCACGCCAATTTTCTTTATATAAGAATCTGTTCGCCTGTCCGCCGTAACCGAATGCGTCGCAAGGAATCCATCCGTGAACGTATATGTAATTCTTCGTTTCGTAATAGTCGAGCATTTTCGGAATTATATCTTCTATAAACGGCGTATTAAGCAGCTCGTTTTTTATTGCTCTTGCATTCGCCCCAACAACAATCTCGTTCCCCGTCAGTTGCAGAACCGTGTCCACTGTCCCGTTGGAAATGTGATGCGATTGCATATAGCCGAAGTTCTCCCAATCCTGAATAAGGCACAAGGTTAAATCTTCGTGATTGCCACGAATCAGTATTACCTCGTCCCTTTCCATTAAATCGAAAATAAAAGATTGCACTTTTACCGCTTCCTTGCCTCTATCGAACAAATCACCGCAAACAATCAACTTATGTGGCTCCGTATCGGTGAAAAAACCTTTTTCTGCAAGAGCGTTATATAGTTCCGTATAAAAGCCATGGATATCGGCTACTACATAATATCTCATTTTATCTCTATCAACTTCGCGTACATTTCGGGAATTCCGCGCGTTACCGTGTCATAAACAATAGCCATGTTTACAACACCGTAATTATGGACAATTTTGTTTCTCATACCCCTGATTGCCATCCAAGGTATTTCGGTATAGTTACTCTTAAACTCGTCAGACAATCGGCTGTTGTTTTCCGCAATTTGAATAATGCGGAACATAATCGAATCGATTAAAAGGATATTTTCTTCGATTTCGTTCTGCGTTTTTCCTTTGGTTTGTTCGATAATAAACTCTAAATCGGAAATTATTTTTTCAAGATAATATCTATCGTTTTTAATGTTATCCATAAATCTTTATGCCATCCTTTAATATCTCTTGTACAAGCGTTGGGTTGTTGTTCAACTGTGCAATATCCAGCAAATCAACCTTCTTCTTCAGTTTTTCTCGTAAGGTTTCTACGAGTTCGAAAAACTTCATTCCATCTACCGGCATTGCGACAAGCAAATCTACATCGCTCTTTTCAGTTGCTTTTCCTTTGGCATAAGATCCAAACAGATAACAATACTCTATCGAATAATCCTTAAATATTGAGTTGCAAATCTTTTTAATTTGCTCTATGGTTAATAACCCATGGTCCTCATCTATTCTCCCATATTCATTTAATCGTTGTATTAGATATTGGTGCTTGAGAGAACTAATTTTGCTTTCATCGGACTCGTACCGTTTATATGTCCGCAGGGAAACTTGGAGCAATTCTGCGCATTCGGCTTGCGTGAGTCCCTTTTCCGTTCTTAATTGTTTTAGCGTCATTTTTACCACCTCGCAGTTATTATACCACACTGACACCTTATTTGCAAGTGGTTTTGGTGTCATTTTGGCACTTTTTATTATTTGCATAGGTGTCATTTTTGCACTGCGATAAATAGAAAAGGTGACAAAATCCTATATCACGATGATTCCGCGCTCGTTATAGACGCTATCGGTCGGACCTTCGTTTCGAATTGCTCGGTCAAGTGCCATAACGGTCGCAACCGCGCCGTCTATTCGTTCGGTGGACTTTTCTTTGTCCATCTTGATGTTTCCTGCCGGGTCGGTTCGGACATACACGTTATCCATCATCCATCGGAGCGGAATGTTACCGCCGTGCGCTATCTTCTGCTCCAACACGAGTTTCATCAGTTCTTTTGTCGGCGGACTCATGTCCTTAAAACCCTGACCGAACGGCACAACCGTGAACCCCATACCTTCCAAGTTTTGCACCATCTGCACTGCGCCCCACCTGTCGAATGCTATTTCTTTGATGTGGTATTTCGTGCCGAGTTCTTCGATGAAGTTCTCAATGTATCCGTAGTGAATGACGTTGCCTTCCGTTGCGATTACCTGTCCACGACCGAGCCAAGTATCGTATGGAACGTGGTCGCGTCTTACTCGCAAATCTATCGTGTCTTCTGGTATCCAAAAGAACGGAAGAATGCTGTATTTATCGTCATCGGCTGTCGGTGGAAACACCAACACAAATGCCGTTATGTCCGTGCTTGACGAAAGGTCAAGTCCGCCGTAGCACTCTCTGCCGAGAAGTTTCTCCCCGTCTACCGCAAAATCACATTTATCCCAAGCGTCCATCGGCATCCACCGCACGTTCTGTTTTACCCATTGATTGAGTCGCAGTTGTCTGAACAAGTTCTCTTCGGCGGGGTTCTCTTTTGCCGAGTTGAATGCCGTTTTCAGTTTATCTATATCGACCGTAACTCCAAGAGACGGGTTGGCTTTGTACCACACCTTTTCATCTCCCCAATCGTCATCGTCTTCCGCTCCGTATATGACAGGATAAAACGATTTATCATGCTTTCGCCCTTCGAGTATATCTTTGGCTTTTTGATGCACCTCCCAACAAATCGAGTTCCGATCCGTCCCGGCGGTTGTTATCAAGAAGAAAAGCGGTTGCTTTCGTGCGTCACCAGAGCCGTGTAGCATTACGTCGTATAAAGCCCTGTTCGGCTGTGCGTGTAGCTCATCGAATATGACGCCGTGAACGTTGAGTCCGTGCTTGGTATAGGACTCTGCCGAAAGCACCTGATAGAACGAGTTAAGCGGCAAGTACACGAGCCTCTTTTGCGAAATTATCGGTTTGATTCGCTTTTTCAATGCCGGGCATTGCTCTACCATCTGACAAGCAACATCGAACACAATTGATGCCTGTTGTCTGTCGGCTGCACATCCATATACTTCAGCACCCCACTCGCCGTCACCCGCAAGGAGATAAAGTGCGACAGCGGCGGCGAGTTCGGACTTGCCTTGTTTCTTCGGTATTTCCACATAGGCAGTATTGTATTGTCGGTATCCGTTTGGCTTAACGGTCCCGAATACATCCGATATGATTTGAGTTTGCCACGGCAACAAGGCGAAGTTCTTGCCATGCCATTCCCCTTTGGTGTGCTTGAGCATATTGATAAATGTGATTGCCCTTTGTGCAAGGTCAGGGTTGAATAGTTCGCCGTTTGGTTTTGTAATTATCTTACTCTCTCCCATTCAACCTCCATAAACGACAAGAAGAGAGACATTGCTATCTCTCTTCTCGAACACACAGTATATTATCTTTATTGTTTCTTTTTCCGCATTTCCGTATCTTCCAAGGCTCCTTTTAGGTATTGTGGATCAAGTCCGCAGTCGTGATACCCTTCTTCTATCGTCCTGTAGTATGATGCATTGGGGTAATCTGGCAAGCCTCGGTTCATAATGTACACCATTGCGGTGACTTCCGTTCCATCCGACATCGTCACTGGAATGTCTTCCTTTCTGTAAAGGTGCGGATACCCTTCGTATCTGTCGAGTGCGGCCTCGTCTCTCGGTTGTATTTCCCATACTCCAACGGGTACTTCCTTGCCGATCTCCGGTTCTATTGTTGCCACACACCTAAATGTCAGTTGGTAGTCCTTTATCGTACCGATACCGAACACCTTGGCGGTCGGACACCTACGAGCCATTTGCCGTAGGTTCAGGTTACTGCCGTAAGCCACATAAAGTCTTTTTTTCATAGATTTTATCTCCTTGTATTTCATAGGGTGGCTTATGCGGCCACCCTGTTAGGTCTTCCGTTCTTGAAGGCGATGTCTCCGTTAAGTTTTTCGAGTAGGAACTGCCTTGCCGTTTTGAACTCATCGCCTATCATTCCCATGCGGAGTAGCCATGTCCGCATGGTGTATTTTTCGTTCGTGCTTGCGGTCTTCCTTGCGCTTGCCGCGTTTTGGGTCAGTGCTTGGTGACTGATTGCAAGACACAGTTGTATGTAGGTCTTTATCTTACCTGCGTGGGTTGTTCCGTTGAAGCATCTGAACTCTATGCCTTTGCCTTGCCATAGGCTATGCAGGTTGAGTGCGTGGTAGCGACTGATATCGTAGTGAGTTGTTCTTCTCGATGCTCCGTTATACCATAATCTTTCGATGCCCGATTCGGTTGTCGGTTTTCTGCGGTTCAGGTTTGCTACGAACCCCTCTTCCGTTTTTTTGCACCATCTGTCCGCGCGGTTTTGGCTTACTCCCAAGGCTTTGAAGAGTATGTCTTCTTTCGCCGTCATGATGTTTACAAGGTTTCGTAGCGTCTTTGCCGTGTGATTCGTTGCATCTACATGTACGTGGATTCCGCAGCTCGCGTTCGCTATCGCTCCGTTCTTGCGGAGCAGTCTCACGATCTCTTGTAGGGTTTCGATGTCATCCCATCCGAGTATCGGTGTTACGAGTTCGCATTTGTATTCATCGCTCAAGCGGTTGTCGTTCTTGTCTCTTGCATCGATGCTGCTGTCGTACATCGCCGTCCATTTTCTGCCGTCTCTATCGCGCACCGAGTATTTATTGTACCCTGTGCCTTCATAGGTTGACGTTGTTTCGAAGTAGTCAGCGATGACTTTTGCCGCGTCTCTTCTCGTGATGCCCGTGAGCTCGATTTCGACTCCGAATTTTTGGTTTTTCATACTGTGTGTTCTCCTTTTTCGGTGTGCTTTCCGCACCCCAGTTTTGTAACACAACAATACCGTAAAGGTTTGAAAGAGCCCAGCGAAAACGCGCCGAAACACAAAGAATTAACAAAGAATTTTGCGATTATTTTTATGGACTTTTAGAACACTCCGTCAAGGTCGATAAGGTCTACCGTTTTGCGGATTTCGGCAAGCGCCGCCGTGTAACTTCCGCAGTTTTGCACTCTCTCCCACATATCGTTGTAGTCGCTGATTCGTCTCGCCTTGCGGAGTGCGTCCCTTGCTTTTCCGATAATGAAGTAAATGTTCCCTTCTGGACCTCGACTATGGATTTCAACCCTTGGTTTGGTCATGGTTGCCACCTCCTATCAAGTCAAACAAAATACCGTAAAGGCAATCGAAAGTCCAGCATATAATTTGTCAATTCCGAAACTTTTCCCGCATTTTGCGAATTCGCCTTGAAACCTGTGCTTGACTCATTCCCACAATTTCGCCGATTTCTCTTTGTTTCTTTCCTTGACGTATCTCTCGAAGTATTCTTTTGTCTTTCGGGGTTTGTTTTTCCTCGAACTCTTTTAGCATAATTCGAGTGATGATTTCATCTTCGCTCTGGCTTTCGTCTTCTATGACGTCGGCAAGAGTAAGTACGCTGTCTTCGGCGTCCCTGCCTATAACCATGTTCAACGATACTTCGTGCGGATAGTATTTGCTCGTTTTTCGGATATACAACAGCATTGCATTCCGTATGCACATAGCCGCGTATGTACTGAAACGAACACCACGAGAATTATCGAACTTATCCGCCGCTTTACATAGTCCGAGCATTCCCTCGGAGATGATATCTTCTCTGTATCTTTCTTTTATCGGTCCCTCTCCAAGCCTGTTATACATATGGTAGACGAGCCTTATGTTGTCCGTTATAAGTTTATCCCTTGCTGATGGCATCGCTGATTTCCTCCGCTTTGTCTACAAGTTCCCAAGCGAGAAAGTCTTTGCCGAAGTGTCCGCCCACAACCGTCTGTGTATATACGGGTTTCTTGAGATCGAGTTTATCAATCGTCCCGGCTACCGAAAGGTCAAACACCTTTTCGATTGCTTTCTTGATAAGCACTTCGCTTACCGCGCCCGTATAAAATGTGTTAACGTCAATACTGGTCGGTTTAGGAACACCGATTGCATAAGACAATGCAACTTCACACTTCTCTGCGAGTTTCGATGCGACAACATTCTTAGCGATATATCTTGCAAGATACGCACCGCTTCTATCCACTTTGCTTGCATCTTTTCCGCTCATTGCTCCGCCGCCATGACGAGCAATACCACCATAGGTATCCACCATAAGTTTTCGCCCGGTCAGTCCCGTATCAGCAACAAACCCGCCGATTACGAATCGACCTGACGGATTGATGAGAATTTCGGTCTTCGTGATGTCGTATTCGCTGAAAACGGGTGCAATCACCTTTTCTTTAATCTCCGCCGTGAGTTCCGCAAGCGATTTGCTTTCTTCGTGCTGGGCGGACACTACGATAGACACAATGCGTGAGAACCTGTCTCCGTCATACTCGACCGACACCTGACTCTTCCCATCGGGTAAAAGTCCCGCTATAACACCGTTAATGCGACATTCGGTAAGTCTATCGGTCAGTCTGTGAGCGAGCTCGACCGGGAGTGGCATATAGTTTAAGGTTTCGCTTGACGCATAGCCGTAGACGATGCCTTGGTCTCCTGCGCCCTGTTCGTTCTTGCCGACCGCGCCCGCAATATCCGCGCTCTGCTTATGAATGCGAACTTCGTATTCGATGGCGTTTGCATCGTAGCCGACTTCGGCAATCACACATCTTGCAATGTATTCGTAGTCGACTTTCGCCTTGGTCGTGATCTCCCCGGCAATAAAGCATTTGTTATGGGCAAGCATTACTTCGCAAGCCACTCTGCTGTCTTCGTCCTGTTCCAGACACGCATCGAGAATGCTGTCCGCAATAAGGTCTGCAAGTTTGTCGGGGTGACCGCAAGTCACCGACTCTGCCGTATAGATATGTTTAATCATTTTCGTTCTCCTCTGATAAAAATAAAGCCTTGAAGATTGACTCCAAGACTTGAACCACTATTCCGTTGCCCGCTTGCCTGTATTGCTGCGTTCCGCTTATCTTTGCCGCAACGATTTTATCTATCTGTTCGTCTTTCCACCCCATAAGGCGAAGACACTCTCTCGGTGTGAGCTTGCGGATTCTCACATTCTCGGTGATCACCGCATTCCCTTCACCGCAAGTCAAGGTATGCGCTACTCCGTTACCCACTCGACCGCGCTTTGTCTTGCTGCCGGGATATGTAATGTTGACATAATCGCCGGGGTTGGCTTCTTCGTAGCCCTGCTTGGTTGCTACATTCACCTTGACGGGAGTTTCGAGTTTTAACACAGCAGAACTTCCGGACGGAGAGCTGCATTGCCCTGTAAGCGTTGGGGCAACATCCTTTATCTCGGTCTTGTTGTATGCCACGAACATTTCTGGAACATACCCTTTTTCTTCGATAAATTCGTTATATCTTCGGCTTACATAGTCCTGTTTGTCTTCTTCAATCACGAGATTGTCTTTTTGAACCGTGGTCAAAGCATTGCAAAGCCCTTTTTCGTTGATTTCAAGTCTCTGTTCGGTCGGCACTCCCGCCGTTCTGTCGGACGGATCTTCGGGGTTTCTTCCACGCATTGCTCCAACAACGGGAAGAATTGCTGTCTTGAACCCTTCCGGTCGAGTAGTAAGAGTCGGACACACACCGCTCTTGTTCACTTTCTTATTGAAAGCGTCTATAGTATCTCCCACTTCGCACTCGTTCTCTTTCAGCGTTTCGAATGCTTGCTTATAAAAGCGTTCTTTCGGCTCGGCCGTGTCGATGATGATAGGAGTTTGACCGCCGCCTTTGCCCATCGCCTCGGTGAGCGTTGGACTAATGCCGTCCGTTCTCGGTGTTTGGTGCTTTTGCAAGCCGCCAAGCACGAAGTCTTCGGCTATTTTCAGTTCGGTATTGCCGCCCTGCTGACAATGCACGGTTGGAGCGATGCCGTCAGGTTCATACACACGCTTGCTGATGTCGTGCATCTTATCCCATTTCTCGCCTACCACTTCTCCGACTTGGACACATTGCGGTCCGCGCCAATCTCTTGCAAGAAGTGTGTTTGCGAGCCCGTCACCGGGACGAATGCTATCTCTTCGGCTGTTAAATGTCGAACGAAATATGCTCCGTATTGTGCTTTCCTTGAGATAGAACCTTTCATCGACCGTTTCATCAATCATATCTCGTAGACGAATAGTCAATTCCTTGGGTTTTGGAAACACAAAAGGCTTGTGCTCACCCCTGATAGATACGCAGAAAACCCGTTCTCGGTTCTGCGGAATGCCGTAGTCTTTGGCATTCAACACCTTCCAGTAGTTTGTGTAACCGAGTTCGGAAAGAAAGTCGAGCCATTTATCGAAGTCGGCTTTGAACTTCTTACTTACAAGGTTTTTAACGTTTTCGAGTAGCAGGTATTTCGGTAATGTACCGTGTTCCGCTGCGACACGTAGCAAACGCTCTACTTCAAACAACAAACCGCTACGAGTGCCTTCCTTAATGCCCGCACCCTTGCCTGCGACCGATATGTCTTGACACGGAAACGAATACGTCCAAAGGTCAGCGTCCGGAAGTCCTTCTATCTTGCGGATATCTCCGAGATTGTTGGCTTTCTCGTGCATTGCCTCGTAACTTTGAATTGCGTACTTATCTATCTCGCTTATCGCCACTACCCTATGTACAATGCCGATATTCGTTAATGCCTGTGTTTGCGAACCGATACCTGCGAACAGTTCAATCAGTCGCAACGGGTTTTCGGTTGTGTATTCCGTCATGCCTTACCCCCTAATAGTTTTTCCATAATGTCATCGTTGGGGTTTGTTTCGTCCCACTTTGACAGTTTGCTTTCTCGTACCACGATGTAGATTTTGTTCCACACTTCGTTGGTTTGTTTGAGATACTGCTGCGCCATCGCCACGAACGGTGATGGCATCGGCTTGCCGTTCTGGTCTTTCACGAGCAGTCCGTGCTTGGTGTTCATATCTTCGCATTCAAGCCATCTCGCTTTGCAAAATGCGTACTCTTCCAAGTTGTACGGCAATATTCCTTGCGTACACCCGATACTCTTCAGCCATGCGTACACTGTTTTATATATCTCTTTTGCTTTTGCCGATAAATAAGAAGGCGGTTCGCTTGGCAGTTCCAGTCCGTTGTCGCTTTGAAAGTTCACGACTTCTATCGGACGCTTGCCGGGATTGCCTTCCAGTATCTTTTGCGTGACCGCTTTCTTCGGTCTTCCCGCGCCCGGTCTTGCTCCGCCGCTTGCCATACTGCCTCCCTTTTGAATATTTTGATTTTCGCTCTATTCTTTGATTATTTTGATTTCCCGCGAAATCAAAAAGGACGGCGAACCGTCCTTCAATACTTCGTATTGGTTTTGATTTCTTTGATTTTTCCGTTTGATTTTTGATTTCGCGTTTTTTTGCGTTGGACTGCGGCCCCGCTCTTGGGGTGGAAATCGACAGATTTTCGACATCCCCCTCCCCGGCGGTCAGTCGTACTCTCTCGGTTTCGGTTTCCACCTTGAGCCTTCCTGTGCGCTCTTGCGTGAGTGACACGACCAACACAGGCTTTGCAAGTTGCTCGGAGCGAACCGCTCGCCGCCTTGCTTGATGGGAACGATATGGTCTACCATTGTCGCTCTCGTTCTTTTACCCGCTTTCAAACACTCCGCACAAAACGGGTGCTGATTGAGTTGCTGCTTTCTCGCGTGCAACCATTCGGGTGTCTTGTAAAAGTTCTTCGTGAAGTTATCTCGTCCGTACTCGTTGTATTGCTTGTCTACGAGTTTCTTGTGTTCTTCACAGTATTGCCCGTCCACGAGCTTTGGACAGCCGGGATAACTACATGGTCGTTTTGGTTTTCTTGGCATATTTATCTCCTGCCTACACTCTTATTATATCTGCCGTTTGTCGCGTTTTGGCGGTTTTTGGCTCGGTCGTGTCGCTTTTTATAACTCGGCTAAACAGTCGCTTATAATGGCTATCGCTTTATCTCTTCTTCTGGCGATTGCATCTCGTCCCAAGAAGAACCGCTTGCTCATCTCTCGCAATGACATCTTTTGCAGATAATATTTGCGGATGATCTCGTCCAGTCCGTTAGGAAGTCCTGCAATACAGTCTTCAATCGCCGTGATACATACAAGAGTTCTATCTTCGGTCAATCCTTGTTTTTTCTTGTATTCCGCTATGGCTTTCTTGGCCGTATAGTTCTCCAAGTATTCCTTGATTTCAGTCGTTGTCATTGCAGTAGTCCTCCATTCCCTTTCGTCTTTTTTCTTCTCTTACACGCTCGTCCCAAACCCAATCGCCATTTTCATTGGGGTCGATCTTGCTTTTTAGCCAACTTCGTATCTGTCCGCAGTCTTCCAAGTTTTCGTTCCAATCGTCTTCGAAACAGACTCCGCACAAATCCCACATTTGCATCGTTCCGAACTTTTGCCCCTTATAAAAGAACAGCAAAAGCATTTTATCGGCGGTTTCGTCATAGTACTTCCACTTGTAGTAATATCCCCAAAGTGTGCGACCGCCGTCATATCGGGTTTCTATGTAATTTTCGCAAGCCTCTTTTATGTCGGCTTTCGGCATCGGCAGTCCGAGTATTACCTCGTAATCGAATTCCGCCTCTTCCGTTATCACCACTTTGTTGATGTCTGCCATACTACTCCTTTTCAAACGCTTGAATTATCGCTTTTACCTCGCCTACGCTTTTTACGACTACCGCATATCCGCCCGCCTTCAATATCTGCCGAATCGTCTGCTGTTGCAGTGCCGTTGCCGTGTTTTTACCTACCTTGCATTCCAGACCTATAAATCTGCCCTTATAACAGACTATCAAATCCGGAATTCCCGCCGTTCCGTACATACCGCCGTGTTCCTTCCAAAAGAACAAGTTTGGAACTGTTTTCAAATAATTGCTTATCGCTTTTATCAGGTCGCTTTCCTTCACTTTTTTCGCTCCTATATAAAACTACCTGTCACAACCGTCACACCTGTCACTAAATGACACTTTACCAGTGTGACAGTAACCCCTCTATTAGAAATCTCGTTTTTGTGACGGATGTGACGGTTGTGACGGAGTGACAGTAGTGACGGATAGTGTTGTGTGAGAACTGTTTTCCTGTCACTTGCCGTCACTTTGCCGTCATTACCCGTCATTCTTATCAGGTCGAAATCGACCAGTTTAGCCGTATTAGTCTTCCGATTCATCGAATATCGCCCGTTGATATGTCGGTTTATAAGCCTGTCTTTTACCGAAATAATGTACTCTGCTCGAACCGCTCCGTTTCATCGAGTGTTCGATGCCGTCATAGTATAGCTGCGTTTCAATGCTCGTTATCTCTTTGCCAAGTGCCGCCGTTGAGTAAATGCACGGACTTCCCGTCACATCGTACACAGCCTTGATTAAGTCGGTTGCAGTGCCTTTCCAACCCATCGGATACTGTTTTAAGAGGTCTTTGACCGTTTTCACGATAGGATTGTTCTCGTACTCGCGCTTTTTGCGTTTCCGCTCTTCTTCCTCTGCCGTTCCGACCATATCCCATCGATACTTTGTTTCATCGAAATGCACCACGACGTCTTGCTGCCGAATATCTCGTCCCGTCATAAACAGCACGGCATTTTCGTCTTGCCGCTTTTTCTTGTAGATGATGAATATCGTGTCGCATACACCCATGATGCCGTTCGAACCCGAAATCATATTGAATACGTCATTTTCGTCCGCCATCTTTCGCAAATGGTGAATGAGAAAAATGCAAATCCGCTTGTTGTCGGCATACTCTTTCAATGCTCCGAGTTCTCGATAATCCGTTGCGTAGGCGATTTCGTCTTTCTTTGCCGAACCCCTGACCTTTTGCAATGTGTCGATGATAATCAGTTTAATGTCCGGGTGTTCTTCGAACTCTTCGTCCAACTGCTTGATAAGACCGCCGTCCAAGCCGTTCGCCTTGATGGACAAGTAGAAATTGCTCGGTGCTTTCCCGCCGTCAAGCACTTTGTTGAGTCGGTCTTTCAGACGGAAAATACCGTCTTCGAGAGCGAGATACAAACACCCTGCCTGATTGCTTGCATAGTCCAAGAACTCTTTCCCACGGCTTATCGCCAAGCACATCTGCATCGCCATCCAAGACTTTCCGACCTTGGACGAAGCACACAATATCGCCAAGCCTTGCGGCAACACATCCGGGATTAACCATTCTGGCGGATCAATTTTCGCTGTTTGCAAGTCGCTTGCCGCTATGCTCGCCACACCGCGTTTATAGACTTTCCGAACTTCTCTCTTTGCCACCGCCACCGCTGCTTTTAGTTCTTCGGGGTTAGACATCAAGAGTTCGTTAGGGTCTTTCTTGCTTCCAGCAACGTTGAATACTATGTATAGAATCTTTGCCGCTTGGAGTTCTTTTTCAAGTGACGCGGATGCCTTTTGCCCCGGCTCGTCATTATCCAAGCACAGCACAAGCGGAGCGTTCGGTTTTTTCGTCTTTACTTCTTTGACGAGTTTGTTTGCCCCGCCGACACCACAGAGCGACACCGAGACACCGCCGCATTGCATAATAGACAAAGATACTCTATGTCGTATTTAATTGTTCGTTTGCTGACGCCGAATTCGTTTGCGAGATTCTCTACCGTGTCAGATCTACGCCGGCACAACACTTCGAGAATTTCCATTCTTCTTTCCATAGAACTCACGTTGTCTCACCTCCCTTGCTCTTGATGGCTGTATTTTATCTGGCAAAGGTGCAAGGTTTTTGCACCTTCAAAAAAGTTTTTTCATTTTTTCGATAGTTTTTTTTGGAATAAAAAAAGCCACCGACTAACTACTCTCCTATTCGGATTTCGTTAATCGGTGGCCTCTCAATACTGGTTTAACCTACCGCTTTAATGCAATTTGGTTGTCTTGGTTTTACATTGTCCCTGTTTCAGACCGACCAAGTTCCTTTCGCAAGTTTATTTAGTTAGAGCGTAACACTTCTTGACCTTGCGGTGCGAACACGTCAACTTGAACGTGACGCCTGCTGATTAGTTTTGATACCATTACCGTGCCGCAGTGCGGACACTTTATTCGTATAAGACCGTCTTCGCCTTGAAAGCCGACAATAATATTTCGGCAATTTAGGCACACCCATTGTATGGGGACATCGCCATCTTTAAAGTGCATCGTTGTTATATTGCCTCCTCTCTCCCTTTGATACTTCGGTTCTGGATTTTTTCTACTGCTATTGTGCGGTCGGGACTTCCTACACAGAAGTAGAAAAGCCGCTGTATCCTTCGTATACACACTCTTCGGAACGGGGCTGTGTCCGTTGAGCTTAACGATTATTTAAGGCTGCGACAAGCGTTCGGCTATCGTATATCGGTATCCGTTTCGGCTTTTTGAAATGCGGAATCTCGATTTCATTTCCGCATTTGTCGCAGATAAATCTCCCCTCAGTTTCTTCAAGGTACATGTCCTTGTTAAGTTTACCGCATATCGGGCATTTTGCATCATACGTCATGGCATTTCCACTCTCGTTGTTTCTTCGATTATTTCATCGCCGTCTTTGTATCTCACGATCTCGTCAAAGTCTCCGTTTTTATCAAACGTCCATATCATGTGCGCTCTGCACTTCGGACAATCAAGGCTAACGGGGACATCGACTTCGTACTCGATATCAAGCCTTTGACCGCATCGACCGCAATGTTTTTGAGTTCTCATGTTATCCTCCTCTTTTAACTTTCTAAATTTTTGATTACTTTGGTTGCTACGCCTTGTATCTTGCACTCTTCTACTTCGATGTCTTTCATTCGCTTGTTCTCCGGGTGCAAAATAATCCTGCGGTTCGCTAAATCCGGGCGATAGCGCTTGAGCGTCACTTCATTGTCTACGAGTGCGACTACGATGTCGTTATAGTTCGCCGTTTCTTGTTGTCTGACAAGCACAAGGTCTCCGTCATGAATTCCTGCGTCTATCATCGAGTTTCCGCAAGCTGTCAGTAGGAAACACTTCTTCGCATTTCCCACAAACGATGCCGGGAGTCTGACATATCCGTCTATACACTCATACTCTTCCGATAATGGTCCGCAAGGCACGTATCCGAGTCTTGGCACGGCAACAACGTTCGTTTCGGTCGCTCGCGTCACTTCGGTTTCGTATCCGTCTTCCCCTATCTCCAAGAGTCCTTGCTCTTTTAGATAGTCGATGTATATCGTTACGTTGCTCTTACTGCAACCGACGTTCTCCGCTATACACCTGATGGACGGGCTTGTCCCGTACTGACCGTAATACTCTTCAATAAAGTGTTTAATTTTGTTCGTCAAGTCTTGTTTCTTCGTTTGCATTCGTGATGGCCCTCACTTTTTCAATAACGGACGCTCCGTCCGTTTTTGATACCTTTATTATATCCATTTTCACTTTCACTGTCAAGAGCCTGAAAGGTATAAAAATAGGGGTGTGCAAGAACATGCACACCCCTCTGAAATATTTGTCATGATTTACTTAATCTATGATGTTTTCGGTCGCAAATAGCGGGCTGTTGAAGAACTCCACGATTTCAATGCCTAACCCTTGGCATAACTCAAAAAGAACGCGGACATTGACCGCCACATTGCGCTTGTGTTTGATATCCCCTATCGTTGTTTGATTCACGCCCGTAAGCATTGAAAGGCGGTATGCGGTCAAATGCTTTTCTTCCATCAGTTCCGTCAATCTCGCTGACAGGGCTTCTGCTATTGTCATGACTGCTCCTCCTTTTGCTAAACTTTGGCTATGCATTTAGTATAAACTTTTTCTTTTCGAAAATACTGTGCGTAAGTTTAGTATTGCTTGATTTTCGCCCAGTATTTTGGTATAATCATTTATGAGAGGAGCGAACTATGAAGACTGTGTGCGTTACCGGGCATCGACCCGCAAAGTTACCTTGGGGTTATAAAAAAGAAGGGCCCGATTACGATGAGTATATCGAGTCCCTTACTTGTACTATTGCTGATTATTTAGAAAACGGATATGACCATTTTATTACCGGAATGGCTCTCGGCGTTGATATGGATTTTGCCGAAACCATTATTCAATTTAGAGAGCATTATGACCTTGATATTACTTTGGAATGCGCTATCCCCTGCCCGAATCAGACCTTGAAATGGTCTCCCGCTGAAACGGCGCGATACAAGGCTATCCTTGATAAAGCCGACAAGGTCACATTGGTCAATGATCACTATTTCCGAGCTTGTATGCTTGTGCGAAACGATTATATGGTAGACCACTCCGACTTGGTGCTTGCCATTTGGAACGGGGAGCAATCCGGCGGCACGTGGCACACAATTCAATACGCGAAAGCCAAAGGGAAAATGGTAGATATAATACGTGTTGAACAAGCATAAAAATAGGCGCACAT